TCTCAGTACGAATCTATTCGTGCAGCTATTCGCACCAAAACTCTTAAACTCAAACTTAACGATGCTGAGTTTGATTTAAAAGTGCGTATTCCCGTAAAACGGGAAATGGAAGAAATCACGGAAAAGATTGCCAATCCTCCTAAAGAAAAAGTGGAGGAAATGTATCAGCGGCTATCGGCTCCGATCATGAAAACGCTCAATGAATCGGATAAAGATTTCATTGATGCGTTAAATGAATCAGATGAACTAAATGTAAAGCTGATTGATGGTGATGTGGTTGTCAATGGCACTTCGGTTCGTCAAATTGCCCACATGAATGCTGTATGGCATACACAGGTGGAAATGTATTTCAGTCTGCTGATTACTCCTACTGGCGAACCTGTGACGGAAACCTTTGAAGAAATTGCAGAGGAATTTCCCGAGGAAATGATTAGGGAGATTGTCAAGAAAATTGACGAAGCAATCCGACCTAATTACAAGGATACGAAAAAAAACTAAGGAGATCATTGCCTAGACAGGTCCGGGCGGCAATGATCTTTAATGGACACAAACCGGAAGATATTGACCATATAGACGAAGAAACATTTGCGGAGATATGCGTTATGTATGGTGACGGTGTTTTAGGCGGTAAAGCGGCTTATCAGGCCATCACGCCCATTACAACGGCACTGTTTAACTATATCCGCGATCCAAAATCGGGAGACTTTAGGTCAGAGCAATTATTCCCCTGGATCAATGAGTACGAAATTGACCCAGATTCTCAACCAGACAAAGAGCAAATCGTGAATAATCAACTACTGGTGTTTATGTCGCAAGCTCCAGGGTTTGACATGGGGAGGTTTAATGGCTCAAGCAACGCTAGAAGTTAAAGGCTTTGAAGACCTCTTTAAGGCAATGGAAGAATTGCAAGAGGAAATCGGAAAAGCCAAAACTGACCGAATTTGGAAAAATGCGTTAACTTACGCTTTTGTTCCTGTTCTGGAAAAAGCCAAATCTCTAGCTCCGGTGGATACTGGACAACTTAGAGACAATCTTTACATCAAGGCACAACGTCCACAGGCTAGAGACAAACGAAGCATTTATTATGCTGGCGAGTCTTATATGGTTCGGGTGACGCTACGACCTCAGCGTGAAGAATCCATCAAAAATACGGTGTTAACTAAAAAAGGAAAATTCAAAGACATTTTCCAAAACCGTCCGGTGGGTGTTTCTCAAGAATTTGGAAATGCGCGAACTGCGGCACATCCTTTCTTGCGTCCAGCCTTAGAATCAAACGTAGAAAATGTTACCAATCGTTTAGGTCAAGCAATTTGGGCTGAACTGAACTGGGGCAAATACGCTAAAGGTTAATCATGGCTCAAATAGGATCATTGTCGGTCAAACTTGGTTTGGTTACTGCTGAGTGGGATAAAGCCACTGACAAAGCCAAACAGCAAGCCAAAGACCTGCAAAAAGCATTTGATGAATTGGGCGGTGGGCTAAAGAAACTCACCGACCTTTGGAAAATGCTTGGTGGAGCTATCGGTGTTGGCTCTATCGGTTTGGTTGGATTGATTCAGCAAACTGCGGAATACGCTGACAAGATCGACGATCTTTCCAAGGCTTTTGGGGTTAGTGCAGGTTTCGCACTTCAGTTCTCTAATGCTTTAGAGCAAGCAGGTGTATCTGCTGACAATGCTTCTAAAGCCATGACAACGCTATTCACGAATATTGAATCAGCGAGAGAAGGCAACCAAGAGGCTGTAGACCTATTCCGAAAAATGGGGATTGGGTTTAATGACATCAAACAGATGCAACCCGAACAAGCTATCCGTAAAGTTGTGGATAGTCTTGCTGATTTGCAAAAAAGCAATCCCATTGCCTATGTTCAAGAGTTGCGTAAAAACTTGGGACGTGGTGGCATTGGTCTAGATGCCGAACAAGTAAACGACATACTAAAAAACGGCATTGATAAATGGAACAACTATGGGGAAAGACTAGAAAAGGTTTCCCGTATCCATGACAACTTAAAACAAAGCTATAACAATCTGCTGATTGCTTTCAGTGACTTTATTGCTCCGTTTACCCGCGATGGCGTGGTGGCAGTTGAGAAGTTCACAGGTGCATTAGCGGGTATGTTCACCTATTTGGTGGCTACTCGTATTGCCAGCGCAGCGGTTGCCATGTGGGAGATTGTTACGGCATTGCGGGCAGCGGCTACAGCAGGTGCGGCATTTAATATTGTTGCAGCGGGTAATCCCATTGGATTGCTTTTGAGCCTTGCCGCTGCTGGTACTGCATTCCTGGTGTATCAAAAAGAATCAGGCAGAGGAACTGAAACTGTCGGAGAAATTTCCTATGACCCAATGGGAAATCCAATTTCTTCAGGAACGGCATCAATTACAGGTGGAGGCACTGCAAACAAACCATCTGTAGCAACGCCTAGTACCAGCGAATCTACTTCCACAACTGGCGAATATACGCCTAAAGAATTGTCTTCTTTTGCTCAATTGGCAGCAGAGAAGTTTAAAACCATGAATGCACAAATCATGGCTTCAATTCCTGTGTGGAATACATTTGCTCAAAAAGTTATTGGCATTCAGACTGAAGCAGATGTGGCAATTAAAAACATAGCTGCAAAACGTCAGGAAGCAATGGCGACTTATAAAACCAGTCCCGTATTGCTTGAGGCTGAATTAGGAAAACTTAGAGAACAAGAAAAACAAATCAAGATCAATCGTGATCGAAAAATTGAAGAAGCACAAACGACTGAAAGCATTTACAACGTAGAACAAATGCGTTTAGTGAATCTTGCATATTTTGAAGGTCGGATTTCTAATACTGTTGCTTTGACTCAGCGACAACTAGCAACAAATCAAGCCCTATTACAAATTGAGCAAACCAGAATCAGAAATGAAACTGAACTAAGTTTGTTGGCACTTCAAACCAAATCTACATTGGATGATAGTGTCAAAGCAATTATTGCAGAGAATATTAATTTCAGTGCCACAATTGATCTACTCAAAAATGAATTAAATTCATTGCCTGAATATATTGATTTGCCAGCGGATATGCTGTCACAAGAAGCTGAAGCAAACAATAGACGTATTGAGGCTTTGAAGGCTCAAATTGATTTGGAAACAAAACGTCATGATTTGAGAATGGCATATTTCCAGCAGGAAAGAACTTTTGAGTATGGAATGACAATGGCTGTTAATCAATTGGTTGACAATGCCACCAATCATGCGAAATTGGCTAGAAGTATGGTTGATTCTGTTTTCTCAAACATGACAAATGCAATTGATGCGTTTGTGAAGACTGGTAAATTCAGTTTCTATGATTTCAGAAAGAGTGTCATTCAGGATTTGATTGCCATTCAAATGAAAGCGCAAACCATTTCCATTCTTAAATCAGTCTGGAGTGCTGCAACATCTTTGACGGTTGGTACGTCTACAGGTCCAGATAACATCGACGTTGGCGGTGGTTGGAACCCGGCAAGGGCTGAAGGTGGTCCAGTTGATAGTGGAAAAATTGGTTTAGTTGGTGAAAAAGGGCCAGAACTTTTTGTCCCTAAAGTACCCGGAACTATCATTCCAAATAATCAATTGGGAAATATCGGTGGTTCCACGACCATCAATAATTACAACATCAATGCAATTGATGCCAAGTCTTTTGAAGAAAGACTATATGAAAGTTCTAGGGCTATTTGGGCGGCGAACCAATACGCGACAAAGAATCTCGCCACAAATCGGAGTAGAACCTAAATGAGTGGCTTTCAAACCATCCTAGAAATCCAACAAAAGATGACGGTGAATAATCGTCGTTTTGTTGGTCAACAAGTTAGCAGAGCCGGTTACATTACAGTAGCTCAATATCTCACGGCTGTGCCGTGGGTGTTTACTGTCACGCCTCATGCATATTTGTACTATCCCCAGGTTCGTGATGTGATCCAAGCAATTGATAACCTTGATCGTCAATTGCCTGATACGCTTCAGTTTAATAGCGCAAATCTTTCATGGTTTACTCAGAATCGTGGGACTGCAACTGTAGCTAGTCTTAACGGAACGCCAACACCTAATAGTCAAACTATTAATTTGACTTCAAACGGAACTTATAAAGCTGGTGACTTTATTTCAATCAATGGATATGTTTACAAAATCACGGCAGACTCTACCGGGTCAGTGATTTACATTAACCGTCCTTTGATTGGTTCTCCATCTTCATCAGCTCCGGTTCTTTTGGGTAATGATTGCGTGTTTACAGTAGTTGCTGAATCTTGCCCGACTTATTCGCTCAATCCCATGACGAATGGCGCATTTGTTGAATGGTCTGGGCCGTTTGTTTTTAGAGAATACATCACACAATGACCACCACAATTGCTGCCCTCAATTCTCCGCAAATTCGATTTGCTGAATTTGTGCAAATTGTTAATCCTTCTTTTACAGATTATTTCTGTAATGGCCCATCTAACATTACTGTGTCTGGAATGACTTTCACAGGAATGGGTAGTTATTTAGGTGTAAGCGAAATTCAAAGGGATATGAAATCAACCAGTACAGATGTAAAGCTGTCAATTACTGGTTTGCTTTCTTCTAATATTGCTCAAGTGCTTGATTCAAAAATTAAGGGAAGCACAATCACAATATGGAGAGGGTTCTTAGATTCAAACAATCAAATTCAAACAATTGATGGAGTCTTGCAATTCTTTCAGCGGTATCAGGGAATTGTTAACAATATTGCTATTACTGAAACATTTGATTCAGATAAACGAGATCGTCTAGCAACTTGTGTGATTTCTTCGGCATCTATGCGTTTGGTTTTAGATAGCAGGGTTGCAGGAATCAGGACAAATCCTTCTAGTTGGAAGTTTTACTATCCTTCAGATACAAGCATGAATAGGATTCCTTCTATTGCATCAACATATTTTGATTTTGGAAATGCTCCATCTCCTGGTGGCTCTGCTAAAGTCATTGGGTCAACACAACAAAGTCAAACAAACCAATACGATGGACCTTAAATTTAAAAGCAGAGAAACACAATGAGTTTTTTTACAGATTTTGTTAGACCTGTTTTAACCGTTGGTGCAGTTGCTGCTGGTGCGGTTGGTTTAGGATGGATTAGTGTTGCCACTGCAACTTCTATGGTGGTAACTTATGCCATTTCTACGATTATTTCTAGAACTTATGCACCTAACAAAGAAGTTCCTCAAACTCAGGCAAATAATATACGTCAGCAGGTTCCCCCAGACCCAACTGCAAATATTCCAGTTGTTTATGGTGATGCCTATACAGGTGGTCGTTTTGTTGATGCAGTTTTAACTACCGATCAACAAACCATGTATTACGTTATGGCGATTTCTTGTATTTCGCCTAATGGACAATTTTCGTTTGATACGTCAAAGTTTTACTATCAAGATCAAATCATCACATTTGATACTGTTGATCCGACAAAAGTTATTAGTCTTACAGACAACGCTGGAAACGTAGATACAGCAATCAATGGATATTTGTATATTTCATTGTTCACGTCTAGTGCTTCTGGAACGATTACGCCCTATAACGGTACGCTACAACCGTACCAAATTATGTCTACGGCAAATGGTATTCCTTCTGGACAAGAATGGGCATCTAGTAACCGTCAAATGAATGGATTGGCTTTTGCCATCATTCGGCTTGTTTATAACGCTGCATCCGTTACAACAAGTTCTCTGCAACCAATTACATTCCATGTTAGCCATTATCTCAATGGCACAGGCGCTGCAAAGCCTGGGGATGTTTGGTATGACTATCTAACGAATACTATCTATGGTGGTGCAGTTGATCCTGACTATGTGGATTCGGCTTCTGCAACTGCTTTAAATGCGTATTCAGATACGCTAATCAGTTATACGCCTTATTCTGGTGGATCGGCAACACAACCCAGATATAGGTTCAATGGTGTTTTAGATACTGGTCACACAGTATTGTCAAACATTGATGTGATGATGTTGTGCTGTGATTCATGGCAATCATATCAAGCATCTACCGGGAAATGGACGGTTGTTATTAACCGTGACATTTCTCCGTCTTTTGCTTTTGACGATACCAATATTGTTGGAAATATTAATGTTGGATCAACTGACATTACCCAACAAATTAACGTTGTAGAAGCTCGATTCAATGATTCAACAAACAGGGATCAGGCTGGATATGTCAATATTCAATTGCCTTCTATCCTTTTGTATCCTAATGAGCCTGTCAATAAATACACCACTTCTTATGATTTGGTTAACAACAGTGTTATTGCACAGTATTTGGCTACTCGGATTCTTGAACAAAACCGAATTGATTTAGCCATTAATTTTCAAACTACTTATGTAGGCATTCAGGTTAATGCGGGTGATGTCGTTACCGTCACCAATGACTATTACGGATGGTCATCTAAACAATTCCGAGTTGTTCAAGTTCGTGAAACTGTCTTACCTGACGGTACATTAGGTGCATCTTTCCAGTTGATTGCGTATGATCCAGCGGTTTATACAACTCCTGATATTACGCAATACTTCCCTGTTCCTAATAGTGGTTTAGCATCTGTTAATTATTTCTCGGCTCTTACAACGCCTGTTGTGGCGAGTTCTTCGCCTACGGCAACAATTCCTAGTTTTTCTGTCAATACATACATTCCGACAATTGGTCGAGTAACGCAAGTTATCCTTTATTACACGACTTCATCTAGTCCAACACCATCTGATTGGTTGGTTTGGGGTAGTCAAATTTCTAGTAATTCTCAAGCATTTACACCTGGCGCTACGATTACTTTTGACAGTATTCAATTGCCTGGTGCATCATATTATTTTGCTTATAAAGTTGTAAACGAAATTACAACATCTAAACTTTCTTCATATTCTTCATTATTTATTTGGAATCCCAATCCAACAACTACAGCGGTGGCGGGTACATTCCTAGCAACCTTTGCACCAACAACGATGCAGGTTCCTAGAAATTCATCTGGATCACCTACATTTACCGGATTGATTGCTCAGTTATATGGTGCGGCTGCTGGTGGTGCTATTAATTTCACCACGGCTCAGACTGACAGTGATCCTGCCTTTGTCAATAATTCTTGGCGTATTGGTGCGTCCAGCACGACAGGAAACACGGACATTGTGACCAGCAATATTACATTGGGAAGTCCTACGGCTGGTGGATCAACCTATGCACAATGGGCTGCTCCATCTGCAATGAGTTCATCCCCTGCAACTTTGACAGTTCCTGTCAGATATAAATCTGCATTGGGCGTAGTGTCTCAAGGTGCAAATGCAATCCTGCAATATGTTTTTGTAGATCAAGGTTTATCAGGTTATTCTGGTACAGCAGGAAATCAAACGGCTACCGTTTATTTGTATCAGTGGTCTACCACAACACCTGGAAATCCTTCTGGTACGACAACTTATAACTGGTCTTCTGGAGCAAATACCAGCTATACAGGTGGTAATGGCTGGAGCGTTACGGTTCCTACCAATCCGGGTACACCTGGGTTATATCTTTGGATTGCTCAGATTCAAATTCTTGCGCCTTCTGGAACCGCTACAACTATAGTAAGTTGGACTTCAGGTTATTCCATTCAGGCATGGGCGGGAAATGGAGCTAGTGGTTATTCTGGAAATAGCGGATATTCAGGCATCAACGGTGTAAAAACTGCTGTTGCTACGGTTTATCAGTGGTCCATTACAATTCCAACTGGACCTACTGGAACTTCTACTTATACATGGTCAACAAGTTCATTTAGCCCTGATCCATCTGGGTGGAGTTCTTCAATTACGACCTCTCCAAGCCCAGGTTTCACGCTTTGGGCAGCTAATGTACAGGTTTCTGATTCTGCATCTGCTGCTACGACTATTGTTAATTGGACAACAGCATCAATTATTTCGGCTGGTTATGCTGGTGATAGTGGATATTCGGGCGCATCTGGCTATTCTGGTTCCAGTGGTTATTCAGGTGTTTCAGGTTTTAGTGGTAGTACAGGAACCACTGGTGCATCCTCAAGAATTTGTTATGCAGATGTAACTGGTTCTAGTCTTAGTTCAACTCCTGCAACTGTCACAACATCTGGCAGCACTTCTTTTCCTCCAAATAATAGTTGGGGCGGTGGTGAAGTATGGCAAGCAACGCCACCAACTATCACTGCGGGACATTCTGTTTTCCAGTCAGATGGAATTTATAACCCTGCAACTGGTAACACTGTTTGGAACGTACCTTATCTTTCTAACTTAAAGGTTGGTCAGTTATCTGCCATTAGTGCAGATTTGGGGAATATCACTGCGGGTGATTTACAGATTGGTACGAGTCCTGCTTTAAGTGGCACGACTATGACTGGCACAGGTGCACATATTTATGCATCTGGAAATTTTGCATTTGGTAGTTCAACTACCAATATGGTATTTAATGGAACCAACGTATATTTAAATGGATTTCAAACAAGCTCCACTTCGCAAACTACAATTTCTTCTATAGTCAATGGCGGTGTTGATTGTGCTGCGATATTAACCACTTTTAACCCAACCAAAACTAATAATATAACTATTTCAACAAATGTATCTCTTGCAATTGATCGTGGTTCTATATCATCAAGCAGTCAATTAAATACAGGAGTAGCTTTCCAATTATGTTATTGGCTACCTGCAACATCAATAATTTCTGGACGTTCTTATGCTATTGTTAGTTTAGGAAGTACAAATTTCATATCTATTGGTGCAGCCAATAATAATATTGGCACTATATTTACAGCAACCGGATCAGGGTCAGGGTCTGGAACTGTTGCACAGCTTTATAACACTCTTTCTTTTTTCTATTATCGAGATACACGATTGACGCCTTATTATGGTGTTGCAAATGTACCTTTTTCATATACAACAGTATTGCAATTATCCCGTTTAACATTGGGATATGTATTTGTGGCTACAAATTCAAGTACCACATATTACAGTTCATCTGGGGCTTTTTTGGGTTATCCTATTAGCATTCAAACGACACTTGCAGAAACAAGTGTTTATGAAGCAAATATTTGACACACAATAGAAAAAAAATAAAATACAACTGTCCGTGAGTATCGCGGTTGTTCTAACTGAGCACAGGGAACAGATATGGCGCTGTTTAGCAAAAACGTAATCACTCAAGTGAGTGGTTTCGACAATCCTCTTTTGTCAGGTGAACTGGTATGGAATCAAAAAACCTACTGGAATCTGACATTCAAGAACAAAAACAATGGTACTCCTATCGACCTAACTGGGGCCACCATTGATGCACAGATTGTTCGGCGTCAGCTCTCAAACCTGGTAGACACTCGAAACGGTCTATCGTTTGATATTTCCGACTACACTCCGACTCCTGATCCTGTTGCCATGACGGTGACAAACATCAATGGACCTGCGGGAACTTGTACCCTTGTTATTGATGACACTACTTGGGATTTGATTAACAGTGATCCTGAATTAGAAATTAATGCAGTTGATCCTGTTGGGTTTTCTGGTCGAGTAAAAGTTTCTTTTCCTGCCGTTGGCACAACGC